TCCATTTCAAATACAGGAAGTGCAGGGGTCTGAATACCAGAAACAGCGATGCCAAATACAGCGAGAGGCTGACCCACAAAGTGCCAAGCCAGAGCAACCCCGCAAGTCCACCCAACAAACGGCCTCCAGCCTGCGACAAACATTGACTTGTGCGCCGCCTCAGCCTTGTTAATTTCAATTTGGCCTTTGGCAAGCTCTTGCGCATGGCGCTCTGACATTGTTGCAATTTCATGTGCCAGCCTCGCTTTTTCATCTGCATCCGGTATGAACTTATCTAGCAGGCCAGTAACAGGGCCAATCAATGCCTCTAGCATCAGTCGTCGTCCTTGACGAATCGGCCCTTGGCGTCACGCTTTCGCTTCTTGGTGGTCAGGGATTGAACGGTATCGGTTTCGTAGATGCGAATACCTGTCCAAACAATGGTAAATATCGCGGCGATAGGGGGAAGAATAGACCCCAAGGTGCCTAGCATTGTGAAAACACTGGCCGCATCAAGCACCTGCTTTGTCGTTTCTTCCATTGCGCCGCTCATTTTATCTGCCCTTAATCAACGCAAGCGCGTAGATATATCTGATCGTCAAAGGTGTAGCCGTTCGCGTAAAGATATGGCGCATAAGCCTCGCACCACTCTTCGGAACCAGCCTCCATGCCCTCATGGGCTTCCGGCTCGTAATCTACTTTTTCGCTAGGCGTCGTGTGGGTGAAATACTCGTTGCCGTTCTTGTAGCTCTTCTTTCTGTACATTTTCTTGGCGGTCTCAACGTATACCCGCTCATTCGGCTGAAGGGTATAGGTGGTGCCGTCCTCGTAGTAAATGACGGTCTGGGCTGACGCCGACATTGCGAACATAGAAACAAAAAAGAGCATAGCTTTCATAAAATCACCTCTGGTTGTATTTTACCGTGTAGCCAATTGCACTATCAAATAGATTAGCCCGCCAGCGACCGCCAGAAGGGCGGCTATCGCGATCATCTTTATCGCCGCATCCTTGGCTTCTTGAGCCGCATAGATTTCCTGCTGACGTTGAGCATGGACTTCTTTGATGCACTCACGCCACATATCCACGCCCTGCTGTCCGTAGGCGTAGGTAATCATAGTAATTAGCTCTGATCGCTGTTGCTGGACTTTTTGGCGTGCGGCAAATATGCGCGTGCCCTCTGCCTCTGCTGATTCTGCAAATACCAGCTTCGCAAATGGGTTGCGCTTTTTCTCACGCTGACTAGCATAGATGATATCGCTGGCGTGGCCTTGCCACCGTGCGACTACTTGAAAGGTGTCCTCGATGGACTTACCTGCCTCAATGAACGCCCGTATACCCGCATACGCCTTGGTTGCGGCGGCTATCGCGGTAACGGGGTCAACCATCTGTTAGGCACCAGACGGTTTAGTAGGCCACGTTACGGTATAGGGGAAACCCTCTTGATCCGGCAAATCTCGCAATGCCTGTCGATACGCAGACATTTCGGCTGACATTGTTACGTCACTCAGGGCGCACCAGTCTGTTTCAGACAGTCTCTTGTTTCGGGTCAATCGTACTTGATCGCCTTTAGTGGTGGTGTCGTTGGTTATTTGCTCTGCCGTTTTGTTCTCAATACTTTTGGTCAGCACCCAGCTACCATTAACGAGAGACGGTTGTGACGATATGACTAGCCTTTGAGTAGCAGGGTCATACGCTGGAGCAGATTGATAGCCAACCGGATAAACGCCATATCCTGCGAGAGTGTCGCTTGATATCTCTGCTGGGAACGAAATAGTCGGATTATCAGCACGAAACTGCTCAATGCTGTACGGATACTGGACTACCTCATTGTCTGCTATTTTTACAAACATCATCTATACCTATGTCATATCCCAACGAACAACCGTGTCATTAGTTGATCCGGCTATAAAAAGAGATGTCCCGTCTGGTCTAAAAAACAAGCCCCTTGGAACCGTGTCGATACCTGAAATATCCCTGTTCTGAGAATAACTAGCCGTACTAACGTCCCACGCCGTGGTTAAGTCGTACTCACTGAGCTTGTCTTGGTTGTATCCTATGATATACGCCTTGGTTCCATCCGATTTGAAAAACAAGCCGGAAGGGGTGGGGTCTTGTGCAGACACGGAAAATTCTTGGTCGTAGCTTGCAGTACTAACGTCCCATGCTGTGGTTAATGTAAATTCATTGATTGAGTCACTGGCAGACCCTACGGTATACATTTTTAAACCGTCTGACTTAAAATAAATACCTTGAGGTTGGTTTTCTTGCAGGTCAGTGAAACTCTTATTTGCGTAACTTGCAGTGCTGATATCCCACGCAGTGGTTAAATTATATTGGTACGCCGCAATACTAGGGGCATAACTTACTATGTAAAACGATGTGCCGTCTGCCTTCCAAGCTATATCTTGGGGGGCTGTACTTTGAGAAAACACAGAGAAGTTAGTTACATAGCTTGCAGTCCTGACATCCCATGCCGTGGTAAGCGAGTATTCATTGATATCGTTACCCACATCGCCACAAATATACATTTTTGTGCCGTCATCTTTAAATGATACGCCTAAAGGCACACCTTCTTGAGTTCTAACAGAAAATGTATACGGATCTATGGTGTAGACATTTATATTGTCATTGCTATAACCAATCATAAAAAACTGCGTTCCGTCTGGTCGCCAAAAAAGAGATGACGGAAAACCATCCTGAGCCGCAACGGAAAAGTTTTGTGAATAACTGGCAGTGCTAATGTCCCACGCAGTACTTAGGTTATATTCGTTGATGTCATCGCCGCTTGACCCCATGATGTACATTTTCGTGCCATCAGACTTAAATTGAACGTCTTGTGGCAATGTCTCTTGAGCGCCAACTGAAAAGTTTTGTGAGTAGCTTGCTGTACTGATATCCCATGCAGTACTTAAATCGTACTCATTAACATCGTCGCCGGTACTGCCCGTCACATAGAGCTTAGTGCCATCTGGCTTAAAAAATATTCCTCTTGGCCCCGTTTCTTGAGAGGAAACCGAAAAGCTCTGCGAGTAGCTGGCGGTGCTAACGTCCCACGCTGTGGTCATGTCATACTCATAAACAGCATCGCCGGTATAGCCAACAACATAAAACTTGGTTCCGTCAGGCTTAAAAAAAAGGCCGGACGCTGTTGCCTCTTGGGCAGAAATTGAAAAACTATAATCTAAGGTGCTTGTTTTGGGGTTCCATGCTTTAGTTAGGCTGTATTCTTTTACGTTATCTGCGCCTGATCCGGTTATAAACATCTTTGTACCGTCAGGCTTAAAGACCAGCCCCTGCGAGTTGCCTCCAAAATTTCCAGAGACCACATCAGTATTTGCCGCCTTGCTGATGTCCCATGCATTTGTAGTGTCTAGAGGAGCCTGTGCGTATGCAATGTCCCACGCATTAGACGGCGGTGCCGCCCCGCCAACATTGCCTGCGGCGGCCATCAATGCCTTATCTAAAGGCTTCATGCGTAGCTACCTACATAAGCCCCGTATAGCGTTGTGCTGACCTTCCAAAGCACAAGCGTGTCTTTAGCGGTGAGCGTAGGGGCAGAATTACCAGAGCTTGTGACCCACGTTATCGTAGGCCATGTAATCGTGTAGGACGCCGCGCCTTCCAACATCAGCACTACACTCTCGCCAGAGGCTAGCGTCTCTGTAAATGTCGTATTAGCCGAAATGGTCTTTGTCTGAATGCCGCCGTTGGTGGGATCGATGGCCGTACCAGTGAGCGAATATACCGTGGCTATGCCTTGCTCTACCCACTCATAATCTGAGCCGTTCCAGCTAAGTATTTCGTTGCTAGCGGCAGTGCCGGTGTTGATGTGCGTGTCGATATAACTTTGCACATTATTAGGCGTTACCGCATTTGCCGCATCCCATCGGCTGTTTACATTGTCCCATTGAAGGACGGTGTTAATGGCTGGCGAAATAGAGTCATATACATCAGACAGGTTCGCGATGCTTTGACCTGTGATGCCCGTCAAGTAGCTGGATAGGTCTGGCGGGGTATAGCTGAATACACCTGTCGTATTGTTATAGCTAAGGGCCGCCGTGCCTGCTGTATTAGTGGTTACTGACAGGTCTGTGAGGGCAATGCCACCGCCGCCACCAGACTGCGCGACCCAGTCGTAATCTGTGCCGTTCCAGCTTAATACTTCGTTCGTCGCCGCAGTGCTGGTATTCAAATGTGTGTCTACATCAGAATTGGCGTAATTCGTATATGTGCCAAAATCGCTGATCTGCGACTCTGTAATAGATAACGCGGCTTGATGCGTTGTGACATCACTTTGTGTGACCGTGTAGGTGGTGATATACCCCTTTGACTCTATGCGGTCGTCAATAGCCGCCGCCGTCATTAGCTGAGTATCAACGTCTGCAAATGTCTCTGTAGACAGCAATACAGCCGCGCCATCTATGTCAGAGAACGTAACCGAGGTTAGATACGTCCCTAAATCACTAATGTCGGCCTCTACAAGCGCCCGCGCCTCTGCTTGGTTGCTGGCGTTACCAATAAAGACGTTGCCGTCATTGAGATTAGGCGTGTCGTTTGTGCGCCCTGCACCGCCGACCTTGATAGAGCCAGCAGAAGCATGAACGCGAATGACTCTGCCGATGTTTTGAATAAGCGATGACTCGCCGGCCGGCTTCGTAGCTGTAAGCGATCCTGCCGTAGTGGATATATACAGCGTGTCGCCTACTGAGTACGAAGACGTATCAACATCAGTGATAGAGCCAAAGGTGACTACATTGACAGTGCCGTTAAGGCTTACCGTTGTCTCCGCTAGCCCGTAAGCAGGCATTTTCGATGCGTCATCTGCGTCTGCCTTAGACACGACAGGCAAAGCGCCTGACACACCCGACACATAAACAGCGTCACCCTTAGACAGCGCCTCGCCAGCTTTAGCCGCAAATACGACTGCGCCACTAATATCGCTGACAGACTCCGGCGGCGTATAGGTAAATACACCTGTCGCGCTGTTGTACGCAATAGAGCCATCACCGCTAGGCGTAGCCTCAGCACCCACAGAAAGGTCAGTAAGCTCAATCTTGTCGGTATTGAGGTTGGTAAAGTTGGCATCAACCTCATTATTCGTCAGCGGGCTTCCCTTCCCGCTCCGAGTCGTAATGGTAGCCATGAGCTACCTCCTTACGATGCGCTAATGGTGATCGTGTGGGTAATTTGCAGAGTATCGTCAGCGGCCTTGTTAATGGTGCTGAACACTACGCGAGCAAGCATGGTGCCGCCCGTAGATGCGTTGAACACGCCTGCCTCTGTAATTGCACCAGTGGAAATCCCGGCGCCAAAGTCCGCAACATAGGCCACTTCGTTATCAGTGACCGTTGTAGACGTCAGAGTCACGCGACTACCCAGCGCAGTTTCCATATCGGTATCGCCAGCCGCCGCCGCTGTAGAGCCTGTACCCACGCCGTAGTGAGTCATAGCCGTAGCCGTTGCGTCCTTGATACGCGAGGCAATGTGGTTCAAACCTGCCGTAACGACTAGGTTGTCAATATCGCGCTCGTCTTTAATACCGCCATCTGGGCCAATAAGTTTAAGGTTGACCCGACCTGTTAGCTTGAGAGTGTCTTTCATTTAAAAAGTCCCTGAGTATCCAACGTAATCTTCGGCAAAATAGGTAAAGTCACAATAACCTTGGCCCCGATATGTGCCGCTATCTGTGGCATTAGAAGTGTCCGCTTTATTAAGCGCAACAGACAGAATTTTATCATCATTTACTGTGGCAGTCTCAGCCTCTTGAGTGCTGACGGACTTAGCCACCGCATCCGTAATGACCGCTTGGCCTGCTTTTGTAGCGCCAATGGTCTTAGTCAACGCATCCGTTGCTACCGCGCTATCTGACAGCGCAGACGTAACGGCTTTAACTACCGCGTCAGTAAGCCCTACGGAATCTTGTAGCGCCGACACGACAGCCTTAACAATCGCATCACTGGCACCAGAGGAGTCCGTAAGCTGTTGAACTGCCAAGCCTGTTGTGTCTTGCGCGGAGTCGGCAACAGATATGCTGTCAGCAAATGTCTTGGTGAGGTGCTTGGCGACAAGATCAATAATTACAGGCTGATCGCTCAGAGCCTTGGTTATATCAAACTTCTGCGAATCGGAGAGGCTAGCCGCATCGCTAACCAGCCTGCCTCTGACAAACTCTACCGCGTCCGCTATGGCCGCGCTGTCTGCCTTAACCACTCCAACGCTCGCCGAGTGCGAGTCTGCCACCCCTGCAGAATCAGCTTTGGACGTTGCTATGGCTTTAGCAATGGCATCACTAATTGACGCGCCAGACGCTAACGCCTTAGTTAATTGATCTATAAGGTTAAATAGGCGAGTAGCTGATATTTTCGCGTAATTAGCCGCCGCCGCTAGCTTTGCATACGCTACTTTTATTGAGACTTTAGAAGTCATCGCGCAGGTAGAAGTCTAAAAGCTCTAATATCGTCTCTGTATTGTCGCCTACTGTAAAACTAACCTCGCCCTCGTATGAGCCTGCGGCTAGGTCTAAATCGCCAGACGACCACTGGAACACTGCTTTGCCGTCTCCTGCATCTGACACAGAGGCTACTGACGTTTTGGTCAAAAGGACGGTATCTGTTCCCTTTTTGCGGAATTTCATATTTACGGTCGCGTTTGACAGGTCTATAGCAAGCCCCGTGTCCTCTCGCGTTAAGGTAAGCTCTATAGAGGGCCGTGTGTCACCGCTGACGAGGTTTATGGTTGTCACCAGCTTATAGCCTCCAAATCTTGAGTAGAGGTGGCAGAATCCACCAAAGACCGTACTATTCTACCACGATCATGTGCGGCTTTTATGTGGTTGCCGAGCGCCTTGCCCACTTCCTTTAGCTGTGCGGCTGTCAAAGCCTGCGTGCTGTTATCCGCTAGTGTCCATGTGGCGGTATAGGTATCGTCTAACATTGCCGCCTGCACTGCCGCATTTATACGCGCTTGGCTATCTTCGTCTGCGTCAAACTCCCAGCCGTTCCAAGTAAACGCGCCGAACTCCTGATCATCACGGTCTATCTTGAGGTCGTGCCATTTTTGGGATTTAGCCAAATCTAGGTCTAGCTCCCACGCCTCAGTGCTGTAATTAAAGACGTGCGCCTCTGACGGCCTTGCGGGGTACGCTACGATCTCGTCAGTGGTCACACGGACGTAATGCTGTTCTAGGTCTACCTCATCCTCAGTTATGACGTAAGGCTTTCCTGTGGCCTCTGCGTCGATCCTGACGCCTGACTCGCGGCCAGACCGCAGAATGGTAATTTTTCCATCGTCGTCATGTATAACTGCTACGGTCATCGCTTGCTACTCATAACTGCTATGAAAAAACGTCCGGCTGTGCGGGTGCCAGTAGTTGTTTTAGCCCAAATCTCGTACTTAAAAGACGTATAAGAGCCAATTTGTGCAATGGGCCATTCGCCACCCACGACAACTTGCCCTCCAAATCCGCTCGCCAACGTTACCGCGTTGTTTTTGCCCGCATAGCTACCAGACCCATATACACGCCTTAATTCTACGTTAATGCTTTGAGTCTGTGATCCATCTCCGGCCACCTGAACGCTACCGACCGCTATGGCCGCACTTGGGTTTTTACCGGCAGAGCCGTAATCGACCGTCACCTCGCCGCACTTAGCGTAAGTGGTCGTAAGCGAAACGCTAATTGATCCGTCCGCACCTTCTGGGATCGTGACCGCATTACCTGCGATCTGTAAGGTATCTACAGCGGCATCGCCGATTTTCGCTGTCGTAATAGCCGCGTTACCAATTTTCGCGTTCGTAATTAGGCCGTCATCAATTTGCGCGGACGTTGTGATGATTGATGCTGTCGCGAGCAAACCGCCCGTGATCGTGTTCGCTACGATCTCATTGCCTGTAATCGTGTTAGATGCAATTTGATTAGAAGTAATCGTATTTGCGGCAATTTCACTAGCGGTCACTGAATTGGCGGCTATTTCGTTAGCCGTTACAGCGTTTGCCGCAAGCTCAGAGGTAGTTACCGCGCCCGCCGCGATTTCTGACGCCGTAATTGTGTTTGAGGCAATTTCGTTGGCAGTGACAGCATTTGCAACCAGCTTCGCAGTAGTTACGGAGCCTGCGGCTAGTTTGGGAGTAGATATAGCGCCATCTGTTATTTGCGTAGCTGTAATTTGGCCCGTCAACTTAGACGTTGCTAATGCCGCAATCTGAGCGTCCGTAAGCTGTCCCGTGATTTTGGTAGCTGATAACGCGGCAAGTTGCGAATCTGATAGTTGGCCTGTCACGTCGACCGCAGGCACAGCGGCAGTCCATGCGGAACCTGTCCAGCGATACAGCTTGTTGTCTGTAGTTAAAAAGACAACTTGGCCTGTAAAGTCGCCAGACGCAGGCAAGCTAGACACGATATCTATTTCGTTTATCGCTTGACTGGTTGTGCCACTGCGCTCTGCAGAGAACGCGCTTTTGTTCCTACTGCGGTCAACCGTTTTTAGCTTGTAATACCGAGTGGCGCTGTCTGGCAGGTTTGTGTCAACGAACGATGCCGTAGCCCCGCCGTTGCCGCCTACGGTTGCGATTTGAGTAAATGTGCCGCCAGAGGTATTAGACCTGTAGACCTCCATACCAAGGAAGTCGTCTATGTCTGGGTTTGTCCATGTCGCAGTAAGGTTTTGGTACCCAGGTTGTATTTGAAAATCGTCATCGTCGGGATTTACCGGAACTACAGTTTTTCCTTCTAGCGTAATAAATCCGTCAACCCATGCTGACCGCACCCCGCTTGAGTTAACAGCCCTCACGCGAACTTTGTACTCAACACCAGCAGAGGTGTTTTTCAAGCCCCTAAAGGTGAGAGACGTGCCCTCTGTCCTCACAAATAACTTGTCATCTGTATCTGCGGTAGGGAATGCCCTAGCTTGGTAATACTCTACGAACGCGCTTGTAGACGCCGTATAGGACACTTGGATGCTAGATGACACCGCACCGTCTTTAGAAACGTCGACTGTTTCAGTAAGCGTCAAGCCAGTTGGAGCGTTTACCGTAGTGCCATCGTCTGTAGACGGATCAGTTGCCTCGTTATACGTCTCCTCGTCTGTGCTGGCCGTCCAATCGTAAACAGTAGAGTCAGTCTCTATGCACTGCACATTGACCGTTATAGCACCGCCTGCGGCCATCTCAAGGCTGTAGTCCAATACCTCGAAGGGCTTATTCGTCCAGCCCATGCGCGAATTGGTGATATTGATAAAGTCGCCAGCTTTGAACTGCAAACCCGCCAAGTTAAGCGGGACAGTAACAAGCGTCTGTTGGCGTGACCGCTTTAGTGCGATTTTGGCTAGACGTTGCGCTCTTTGTTGATTGGTAACAAACGGCAACGGCATATCCAGATATACCGGATCACCGTCCTCTAGCGCGTATGTAGAGTCCGTCTTGGCGGGATAATCCGCGACTATGTAGTTTTCTTCCTCTGATACGAACGTCCCTTTGACGCCGTTGTAGACGCTTCTACGGCTTTGTTTGGTTTGTATGGATATCGGCCCGACCATGTGTTCTTCAGAGATGGTAATCGTAGGCACTTCGTATTCTGCGGCCTGCATAAAATACTTGCCGTTGACGTAGCCGATACGACCACCCATGCACGACACAAGGGCTTCTATGTTGTTTTTAATGCTGTTGCCGGTATCTACAACGCCGTCACAGTGGTATCTGTCGTGCGTACCTCCTGCGTCTAGCGTTACCTGCTCGTCACAGATATCAGCGACAGCGGCAACCGTCTCTAGGTCCATGTTGTCGTTGCTTTCGCCCAGACCGTACTTTTGGTCAGTGAGGTAGTCCCGTATGCACAATGCAGGGTTTTGCGACCACTCCCACGTTGATTCTGTGTCTACGCGGTGCGTATCAACTCCAAGGCTAGAGTCATAGACTGATGAGGTGGAGTCCTTGCGTGGATCGTAAACCTTTTTTCCTTTAACGATTGCAGAGACGTTTGGCACGCCATTGGGAAACTTGACGCGATCCTCGTCCCACACCAATTTGACCCGCAAATAAGCAATGCCATTGAGAATGTGTGTGCTGGTCCAGTCGCTAGAAGCAGAGGTTAGTACGCTATCGGATGTGGTTTGATCGCCTTTGTGGATGCCAAAATCCGCATAGCTTGCCCAATTAGCGACAAAGCTCCCGTTTTCCCAAACTTTTTGATCGTTAAACCAAATAGACTCAAATGACTCTATTTCGTGCGCGGCAAATGCAATGACGAGATAAAGGTCTTTGTTAGCGTTTGAGTTAGTAATATATACAACAGCGCCGCCGACCCTAACCTTGCCGTAGATAACTTTTCTTGTTGCCGCTGGCTCCCTGATGGTGGCGGTTATGCCGTCCATCATCTGCCCAAAATCGGGCTTTGGCATGAGCGCGCGGCTGATTATTGAAAGGCCAGCGCCAATAGCAAATGCGGTTACTGCGGCGGTGAATCCTATAAGAAAAGTCTGAGCCGCGGCCATCGCACTGCCGACAGACGCGAGCCCTGCAACAACGGAAATTGCCATTAGTTAGCCTTTAACTGCCATACGTCTTCGACGTGTTCAAAATCAAGGCGCTCTAACACTACGCCAAAATCCTGCTTCTTCTTGACGTTAATATGTATCAATTTGACGCCATACGCCTTTAGGTCTTCGACCGCGTATTTGATTAGCTTCACGCCTGTCATGCCTTTCCTGCACGACTTCTTCAAAAACAGTATGTCATTGTGGGCAAATAGATGGCGGCTGTAATGCAGGCTTGGCGTTACCACA